GGGATTTTGCGTGTTCCAGATTTTATTGAACCCCGCTTGCTTGAGTAAACGGTCAGATACATACTCGATGTAATCCGACATCTTTTCAGAGTTCATACCGATCAAACTGCATGGTAACGCTTCAAGAATGAAACTCTTCTCAATCTCAACAGCTTCGCGTACAATCTGTTGAATAACTTCTTCGGATGGTTTATTCTTCAACATTTTAAACAGCTCGAGAGCGAACTCGAGATGAAGTCCCTCGTCGCGACTTATAAGCTCATTACTGAAACACAACCCTGGCATGAGACCACGCTTTTTCAACCAGAAAATCGCACAGAAACTACCCGAGAAAAATATACCTTCCACACACGCAAATGCGAGTAGACGTTCGGCGAACGGTCTATCCGTGTCAAACCACTTCAGCGCCCAATCCGCCTTTCTTTTGATGGGATCAATTGTCGTTATAGCATCAAACAAATGTTTCTTTTCTGAACTATCTCGAATATACTTATCAATCAATTTACTATACGTTTCTCCATGAACCATTTCATTATGAACTTGGTACGCGTAAAACGACCGAGCTTCGGTATATTGTACCTCATCGGCAAAGTTATTATTGATGTTTTCAAAAACAATTCCGTCAGAACCAGCGAAAAATGCGAGAATGTACTTAACAAAGTGTCTCTCGTTATCACTTAATTTCTTCCAGTCATCCATGTCAGCACTCACATCAACTTCCTCCGCCGTCCAGTTTGACATTTGAGCTTTTTTATAGAGGGACCATAAATTGTCATGTTCGATGGGAAACACTGTAAACCTGTTCATCGTGGGTAGAAGCATCGGCTCCGATTCATCGATATATTCCTGGAATGCGAAATAATCTCCAATACACTTGTTATTCACCTTGACTTGTGGATATACCACGGCACCGGGGCCACATTGCTTTTTTAGTTCATCTTTATCGACAATAATTTTTGTATATTCGAGGTTCAAATCCTTACACATAGTTTCTGCATATGTACAGTATTTACAGTCCAACTTCGAAAAAATTTCGATTCCCATCACGTGTGTTATAATCGTACAATATTTTTGTGCTAAATCTTTATACAGAAATGTTTGAATTTTCTGAAATTCAGCCTGGAGATCTCATACGGGTTCTCGTGAATTTCGACGATGTAGACGACGATGCGTATGCCATCGTAGAAGAACACTGTGAGGATTATTTGATTGTTAAATACTATTCAGAGACCTCTTGTACGTATAAGGGTGCGGAAGTCTATACGTTAGATCAAGAGACGAATATACTTCGGGAAGAAAGTGTAAGCGAACATTTCCCAGGGAAGAACACTATTTTCAGTTGTATCAGTGAAGTAGATCGAATGTATGTGATTGAGAGTGAACAAGAAACTGATATAGAGAGTGTCATATGCAACGAGAGTGATGATACTGGAAGTGATGCGGATAGTTTCGTAGTATCCGATAGTGAATTCGAAGGACGTTTACAGTTACCTCCAGACGCTGCAGCCTTGGATCGTGAGTGGAACGCATGGGTTCCCCGGAGTCCGGGCTCTTCGCGTTTCAAAGAGACTGTCGACAGGATTGAAGAGCGGGCGCGAATACAAATGGATGACATAAATTTTTAACCTAAGTGCGCCAATTGTAAAATAAAAAAAGACAACGTTATTTTACATGGATTCAATTACACTGGCTGCTATCTGGTCTCATGTCGACCAAACACAAAAGAATAAAACACCCACAATAAAGCCAGTGGATAATAGATTTTGCACGGACTGTGCAGAATATAAAACACTTACACGGGAGGGGATGGTATGCACGGGGTGTGGGAAAGTTGACTCGATTTATATCGATGATACAGCGGAATGGACGAGTGGTGTATCTGATGATGGTAGAGTTTCAGATCCATCACGTTGTATGGTACCGACGAGTAATCAAGACTTATTCTCAAATGCGTGGGGGAAGGGTACAGTCATCGCAACTAAGTACACATCGAGTTACGAAACGAAGCGGATGGCTAAAATAAATTTTCATAGTTCTATGAATCACCGGGATAGGTCATTGTTTCATGCCTACAAAGATATAGATGAGGCTTGTACCAGTCTTCCCGAGGGTGTTTTGAAAGATGCAAAAACGTTATACAAAAAATTTAACGAAAATAAATTGACACGTGGTGCTGTTAGGTCGGGAGTAAAAGCAAACTGCGTTTTATACGCGTGTAGATTGGCGAACATTCCTCGGACGACAAAGGAAGTTGCTGATATGTTTGGTATTCAGTGTAAGGATATCAGTCGTACGACGACCATGTTCACCGGAATTATAAAGGATGAGAAGACGGAAAAAAATTACGTTACGAAACCATTCAATGTCATGTCACGATTGCTCAATTCGTTTGAGATATCACGGGATGAACGTTTAAAATGTAACCAGATGTGTAACAAATTGGAAGAGTGTGTGGATTTAATGAGTAAGTCTCCTAATAGCGTCGCGACTGCTATTATATTCACAGTCTTGGGAGGGAGGATGTCAAAGTCCGAACTGTGTGAAAAGTGCGGGGTCTCTATCCCGACACTAAATAAAATAGTCGTCATATTGAAACGACACTTAGAGGATAAATTGTAATACACAATAGATATGGTAAAGCTTTTTTTAAGTACACCGTGTTATGGTGGACTATGTTTAGAAAAGTACCTGAAGAGTATCGTACAACTTCAGCTACTTCTTATTCGTGAAGGTGTTCAGTTAATGCTTGACACGACCGAAAATGAAAGTCTCGTTCACAGGGCTCGAAATGTTTCAATTGGACGTTTCATGCAAAAAACGGACGCTGATTTTTTCATGTTTATCGATGCGGATGTCGAATTTGACCCAGCCGCTGTTCTTCGACTTTTGCGATCTGGACACGATATTTCCGTCGCGTGTTATCCAAAAAAGGTTGTGATGTGGGACCAAGCTCGCTCCGCGGTAGAAAAGGGTGATGAAAGAGATATGAGTTTTCTATCTTCCAGTCTCGTCGCCAATATAGGAGCGGCGAAACGTTCAGTGGTTGATGGTTTTGTTGAAGTGTTGGACGGACCCACGGGTTTTATGATGATTTCCCGTTCCGCACTCGAAAAAATGCACGAACATTATGGACCTACGCTCACATGCAAGAATGATCACCAGAACCGTGATTTTGACGAATATTGTGCCATTTTCGATTGTATGATAGACCCCGTATCTAAACGATATTTATCGGAAGATTATGCATTTTGTAGACGCTGGCAACAAATGGATGGAAAGATATACGCGGATGTCAAGACCACTTTAGGGCACGTAGGGAATTTACCCTTTTCAGGGTGCTTAAATGATAGGCTTAAGGCTTAGCGTATTATACTAGTAAATGAAGCTTCGGACGATTGTTGTGACAAGGAGTGGTGCGTGTCACGTGAAGACATTACACACTATACTGAGATGTAACATAAAAAGTATGCAAAATGAAGGAGTTCAACACGAGATTGCATTTGTAAACGATGACCCATATGCAAAGTCTGAGTGTATAGAGAATAGTATGAAAACGCATGATCGTATATTCTTCATCGATTTTGGTATACAGGTCGACGATAAGAGTTTAGCGACTGTGTTTGAACCTAATGAAAATATGCATGTACTCGTGTTTCCCGCGGTTACGGATGGTATTGATTGGAAGATGTTCAAAGATAAAGTTGTAAATGGTTCGAATGAACCTACCCGGCAAATGGGTATGCATTTCGATACGAATGTATCATCTTGTATAAGTGAAGACTACTACAACGTGACATCTACATCCGCTAAAACATGGCTGATGATGTGTAAACCAACACTCAAACGTGTGAAATGTCGGCGTACAGGTGATGTAAAAATACACCCTAAGTCGGAGAAGATGTTCGATAAGTTCAGAGAAAACGGAGTGAAAATTGTGGCGTATACCGCTGCTAACATCGTTATCACTTACACACACGAGTGTCTCGGGAACATATTGAATTCGGCTGGTATTAAATCTAGTTAAAGATAATAGTAAAAAGTTGTGTACAATGCAACGTCTATCTGTAAAACGAGACGACCCTCTTTACAAATATGCGATTTCCTTCATGGAACACTCATGGGGAACGACTGGTAAAAATATATTTCCCGGAAGTCAACCCATATCGATTGAGTATCGTCATTTCAATACACTCGCATCTAACCCATACGTTGTATGTGAAAAGACTGATGGTGTACGGTTTATGATGCTTGCGTTCATGTATGAAAATAAGAAGCACTGTATCTTTCTGAACCGGGCTATGGAAATGTTTTCATGTCCACTTAATTTTAGAAAGCCTGTGTATGATGGGACTATCATGGAAGGTGAAATGTATGGAGACACGTTTATGATTTATGACATGCTACTTGAATGTGGAAAGGTTGTCGGGAATATGGACTTTTTGTCGAGACTGAAATCTATTGAAAATGTTAAAAAAATGCTCACGAGCTTGAAGTACGATCCGGTGAAATTCAAAATCAAAACCTTTCACCTTATGTCAGATTACAAGACGTTTATGGAAACCTATCTCCCGACAGTGACACAAGATATCGATGGACTTATATTTACACCCGTAAACGACACAATTAAAACTGGTACCCATGAAACGATGTTTAAGTGGAAACCGAGGGATAAAAATACGATTGATTTCCAGCTAAAGAGGGTTGATACTACATGGAAAATGTATGTACAAGAGCGGGGAAAGTTGATTTTCGAATCTGAAATTTACGATCATATGGTTCCGCCATATGCCGTCGAGTGGATGGAGGATGGTGCAATCGTAGAATGTCAGTATATGCACATGGATACACCCATGTGGTGGAAACCCATCCTAAGAAGGTATGACAAGACGTTCCCTAACAGTAGGCGCACGTTCTACAGAACGCTCGTCAATATAAAAGAAGATATTTCCATGTCTGATTTCATGAACTGTATACCATGAGGTAATAGCTACCATCTTCCGGTGGTGACATTTCCTTCACATGTTCGTCATTGATAAAATACCAGTTTGTTTTACGGCGTATATAGCTTACGTAATGACCACCACGCTGATTACCGACATGCATGACGCATGCAACTATTTTGTATTGATGACCATCTAGTGACATATTTTGTATCATTTTTATACGACTTTTAGTGTCAAATGAAATCATGAAGATGTGTGGGAGTTTAGAAAAAAGCATTCGCGTTGTAGCTGCGTTATATGTTGTTCCGTTGTTATCCTGAAAATTCTCCAATACATTCCAATCTGTACTATCTTTGATCATCTTAGACATATCAGGGTCACCCTTATAATTCAATAAATGAATACTGAAATTTTCCTCATTCATTGTTTTACCACCTGGCCATATAGTTTCTTGCATTTTTTTGCCATATAACCACTCCTTCACTATAGGCTGACTACGCTCCAATATATCAATTATACACAACACCGTTTCTTGAACGTCATGCTGTTCATCTGATCTAAAACGCGGAAACTCTTTTTGAAATGCAAAATGTAGACCATCTAGATTAATCGGTGTTTTGTCGGCCGTCCAATACTGCTTTAGAAGTATTTGATAGAGAGATGTAAACATACATTTTCCCGTATACGGATCTCGTAGAAAGTGATTCGTCAATATGGGTATATTGAAAAGACATTGAACAGCACTATTAAAATAGCACATCGTATCATTATTTATAAATCCACGCATGTATTACACATGAACGCTAACTTTAACCTAAGTCGTTTAAAGAATACAGGTATTATATCATTGAATATGGATGTACGTCATATAACTGACACACTTTTCCCCCTTGTCCAGAAGTACAAGGATGAAGAATATACCGAACTCGAGTTCAGACTAGGAAAGTTCAACGGTACTATGTTCGATACGAACGTAGGAAAAGCCGCATTCGATCAAATGATGGTGGGTCTATCTAAGTTCCCCGGTTGGGAAAAGATGATAGGAACCGAACATGAAGTTTTCTATCGGGATTCTGACGGTGTGCGTATTTCTACCGATCAGGCTACAGGTGATGAAGAGATTATCAAGAAAGAGCGTATCACTAATCACGACTTCAAACACATGTTGAACACCCCGTATGATATTCGTTTCAGTGTTTCGAGAGAAGTACCTATGCCGGAGGATGTTGATCGGGAGATGGATAAGAAAAAAACGAAGCAACGTTTGTCATATGTACGTAAAAATGTATCTATCGATCTCACTATAATGACTGGTGATAGTCATGATATGGATGCAGAAGAGTCGGTGACGTATCAAGTTGAATTTGAAATCATCATTCCATCAACTGTTCAGACGAGGGATGACTTATTCAAAATTATCCATAAAATTAACGATGTTTTTATTATGTTGAATAACACTAGATGATAGCACTGTTATTTTTATTTATACTGTTTATTTTATTGCAAAATGTGAGCCAAAATCAGGGAGAAGAGGTCAGTCTCCTAGGGTATAAAACTAAATACTTTCATATTTCCGACGGTGCTTCTAAGAAGATGTACGAGAATATGAAAAGCGATGGTCTTTCTATGGAGTCACTTAAAGTATTCGTGACGATGGAAGACCGTTTTCTTAAATTGGAACACATGTCTGTGTGTTCGGGTGTTTCGATGCGTAATCAGGGATATACTTTATCTGATCAGATTAAAGAAGAGTTTGTCGGGTATAACTTTTCCTATCACGTTTCACATCTAAAACAGATGTCTGAACCACATAAGCTTATAAACCGAAGTATAACATGTTGAGAATGTATAGTAAAGAACGTCTATGCTTACCAGGTGTCATGTCATATACGTTATCAAATATATGAACAATTAAGCCTATATCATCCGTTTCACGGTTTTCATCAATCCATCTCTGTGCATCCACTGCGTTCATGAAATCATCCGAGCATAAATATTCGCGTTCTTGTCGACCCATTCCCCATTCCTTGTCCATACAGCGCTCTTTCCGAATGTATGAACAAATAATATAGAACGCACTATCCATCAGGGATGATGTAATGTACTTTGATACATTTTCAGGTCCTTCATCCACTTGAGGTGTACCTCTATCTCGTAGAGAATGAATAAAGGTGAGACGTACGTCGTCCATTTATAACACAACTGCCGAAGTCTTTATAACTGTTCAACCTTAGTACCCTTGGGGAATGTTGTTTTCTTAGGGGGTGAAGGTGTCTTATTTTTGTTCATGACATTTTCAAGGTTCTTGGCAAAGTTGTTATTCAGTGCGTTGAGTTTGTTATTTAATTTCTTTCGCCGTTGCATTTTCCATTCGGAAACAGTTTGACGTTTGATCGCGTTGACACCCATCTTGAATGGTACACCAGCCTTATTCTTTTTTACATTCGCTGTATTTATACGCTTCTTGAGTTCGGCAACATCTGAATTGAGTGAAGGCATTACGTTCTTATATGTGTTCAACCACTTCTTACCATATAATTTTTGTATATCTTTCTTAATTCCCGCATTAGTCAAACCCCGTGTCTCTAACACCTTGCCCTGCGCCTTGACCTTTTTATTGGCAGCTTTCGCAGCCTTTTCAACCTTTTTAACGTTTGTCGGTAAAGGTTTAGGAATGTTCAATTTTTTGCAAATAGTATCGACTGTATCAAAGTCTGAAATGGGTACACCCTTTGTTATCGCGATGGGTATGAGTTCCTCTTTTGTATACGCCTTACAGGGTCGGTTCTTAACGGTAAATTTACCATATACCTTATCCTTTATCTTTGCGCATATCTGAGGTTTAGTCGTTTTTCCCGTGATATCGACAATACCTATCTTTTCTGCAGCTGCGACTAGCTTTGGACGAGGCACGGTCGCACACTTCTTCTTACCTACACGTATACCGTTTTTGCCATTTTTAGAATTCGATTTATCGAAATAGCTAATAGCATTGCCAGTAGTATTTATTTGTTTATTTTTAACTACACGCACCTTCTTGGCAGTTGGTTTGATGTTAATATTCTTAAAGTTACTAATCAACCCCATAACATTTAATTCTTTTACGAGATCTACGCCAATGTTATAAGCGTTATTTAAGTCTCTCGTTGTTTTGGCACCCATGATTTGTATCTTACCCGATCGGAATAATTGAAACCCTTGGTTTTTATGTACCATTTTTAAAGATGGGCGTAATTCTGGTTCATACGAAGCATTTCTAGATCTAGAAAACGCCGACGCTATACCGGCCAAGTTTAGGACACCATTTGCTTGGAATGTTCCAACTAACACGACATACTTAATCGGATTGTACAGAAACTTAGCGTTCGGTATATACGTGTCAACAATATATTTCCGTATCATCTCTGGGTGTCTAATGTTATTGTTTAGAATTCCACCGGAAACCTGCATCTTTCCATTCTTGTAAACTTTAACCATGAACTTGCTTTCCAATCCATTTTCGAATATACGTCCGTTAATTTCTGCGAGGAAATGGGCATGCTTCTTTACGTTATTAGCATTAGGTTTAACTGTAAACGTGTGTTTCGCGCCTATAGCCATTCGCCCATAACGCAATATGATGCTATTGACCTCCACACCCAATGTAGATCCGGGTGATATAGGTTTTCGTTTGTGTGGTTTTTTATACAGTATTGGATTTACATCAACCGAGTAGTTACCATTTTTCGCGTCCTGATTTACCATCCCATTGAAAATTGATAGTTGTAGAGGTGATATCTTCAATTGTGTAAAATTGGTGCTACGGAATTTATCGCCCGTGATCGCACCGATCCGAGACGACACCTTGTTTATTGGTAACTGCATAGCATTCTTCATCAACGCACCACGTTCCTGGTTGGTGAGGTAGGGTGCGCGTCGTATCATGTTCTGAGACGTGAGAGGGGTGTTCGAATTCGAATTCGAATTCGAATTTTCAAATTCGTTAAATAAACCCATATATTACACAGACATTTTTAATCAGTTCCTACCGACATTACAGGTTTAGCCGACATATCTACGATATCAAGACCCATAATAAACTCAGTTCCATTCTGTTCCATGACTGGGAATGTATCGTCGCAGCTCTGATATTTTGTAGGTTCTGCGATACGTACAACCTTGATATCTCTGGATCCAAATGGCCCCGCCCAGATATCCTGATTGAGTGTTTTGTGCATGACACCGTGGAATTCGGAATATTTTTTCTTGAAAAACTTGAGCGGACACTTTTTATCGGGTTTGAACTCGATGCATGGTTCCGATAAGAACGATTCTAGGGGACTACAAGCTGTGGCGAGCTGACGTTGAACATCTACAAAGTACTTGGGTACGATGTTCCAGATGTCTTTCTCGGGCCACTTTTGTGCAAACTCTAAATACGCACGCACGCACTTCTGTAAAATGCATGGAAGTTCCCCTTCGAGTTTCCCGTCGAGAGTGGGGTCTGCTTCACGAACCTGTTTTGTAAAATCAGCAGTCAATACACGCCGCAAAATACTACCAGAGTTATCGCGCCAATTCGGAACTTCATTACCCCCGAGAATACCGGGTACCGTCCACTCAAATGATTTAGCCTTCTCGTGCTTCACTGCAATGGATACATCCTCACCGCTTACAATCGACTGGAATTCAGCCTGCTCAAGTGCTAAGTCACCTTTAATCTCTGGTGCAATGAACATAAATCCGTCCATGATAGCCGACAGTCCGAACTTCCGTTCTACATTATTCGACAGGGTCTTAACATCCTCCGTACAGTAAAACTTCCTAAACACCTTCGTAATGAGTGTAGACTTACCCGAGCGTGCAACACCTTTCAGGAAAGGAATGCATTGCCACTTGTCAATCTCGTTAACATCGAAGCACAGTCTACCACCCATAGCAAAAATCCATTCAGATACATCCTTATCGAACTTTTGGTAGTTCAAAACGGAATCGAAAAAGGGTGTCGGTATGTCGCGCCAGTTAATCTCAGAATAATCTGTGAAATCCTGGTCAAAATACTTGGAACTTACGATCGTCTGGTCCAAATTTTTGAATTCGTTCGATTCGTATGTGTAGAAACTCGCACGCCAGTATGGGTTGAGAATGTCCGATTTCTCACTATCAAATTCTTTACCGATGAAAATACCGTTTTTAAATGACCATACGTGGCGGTTCTTTTGAATTTCAGGGAATTGCATATCTTTTATGTTTTCTAAGTGACGAATGAGATCGTTATGACCGGGTGCGCGTGCAGTAAGGTTCTTCCACAGATCAAATTGAACTTCTTTCTTAGCAACACCGTATACGTAGTCCTTGATCGTTTCCACGGGTTTCCAAGCTCGAGTTCCTGCACCGTCAGGTGTCTTAATCTGAACACAACATTGCCCCTTGTATCGTCTAATCTGTCGCCTGTAGAGATCCTTGAGTGTCTGCAGGACGCCTTGTTGAAATGGGTTAAGTTCATCTATGTTGTTAATAGTGGATATCCTGAAAATAGAGGGGTCGGTTTCTGGGTTAATTGGAACATACGTAGGATTGTTCATACGTTCACTTATGCGAGCGTGTCGAAATACAATCTGCCATGCATCGTCTACCTGATCCAGGAGACGGTTGACACGAACGGATATCTTCATATCGTTATCGTCTTCAATATCCATCATGTTAAGAGTGTCCGCTCTGTGATAAAGTTCACATAGACGTTCGTTCATACGCTTAACTTTGGATTCGACACGTGAGATGTCGATAGAAACTGGTAAACCATCTTCTGTTAGTTCATCTTTCGTAAAAAAATTTTCATAGCCGATACGATAGGATAAGTATATGTCGTCGCGATCATTGATTTTCCACATGTCTTCCAACTGGACGAGAAATTTCATGACATCGTCATGAGAAAAAGTTTGAATTTGGTTGGTCCACATTGCACTGGCGGCGTCATCCCGGTTGGATGTTTCATCGATGAAATGTGTAGCTACCTCTGCCATTTCCTAAATATAGATTTCTTTTTTTAAGCAGTGTTATTCTTCTGGAGGGATGATAAAATTTTGACAAGAATCTTATTCTGAATTTCCATCTGACGACCCATATTTACGAGGGCGGTACAAACCGTATCACCATCCTGTGTTGTCAGGATGGAACCGAGCATGGCTTCCATGGGACCCATCATATCATCTTCATCCTCATACTGTGTGAGATCTACCTGGTCAATATCACCAGGCTGAGATTCATCTTCATACTCAGACCCTGTTTCGACACTGGGTTCGGCTTCGATTTCGGAAGGTGTGTGTTGGGACATTTATGTAAGGTGAGGAAAAATGATGCTGTGTTTTTCGCGGCTCAAAAAAAATGTTGGTATATAGTACAACAACTCACAATGGCCGGTGGTCTCATGCAACTCGTCGCTTATGGTGCCCAGGATGTCTACCTGACCGGCAACCCCAAGGTTACTTTCTTCCAGGCGGTCTACCGCCGCCACACAAACTTCGCGATGGAGAACATCGAGCAGACCGTCAACGGTACTGCCTCCAACTCCGGTCGCGTGTCTGTCACCGTTGCGCGCAACGGTGACCTCGTCAACGACATGTACATCGAGCTCAAGGCTAAGTCCGGTCTCGCGACCAACACCGCGGGTGCGACCGCCGATGCCTGCTGGGTCGCTGAGCGTGCCGTCAAGGATGTTGAGCTTTCCATCGGTGGTCAGCGCATCGACAAGCACTACCAGAAGTGGTGGCGTCTGTACTCCGAGCTTTACCTCGACGAGTCCAAGAAGGCTTCGTGGGGTAAGATGACCACTGCGGTCGATTCTCAGGTGTTCCTCCCCCTGATTTTCTTCTTCAACCGCAACCCCGGTCTCGCGCTCCCCCTCATCGCGCTTCAGTACCACGAGGTCCGTCTCGACTTCGACCTCACTGATCAGTTCTCCACTCACACTGATGGCTCCACTTTCAAGGTGTGGGCTAACTACATCTACCTTGACACCGAGGAGCGTCGTCGCTTCGCCCAGAAGGGTCATGAGTACCTGATCGAGCAGGTTCAGCACACTGGTGTTGACTCTGTTACCGCTGCCGGTGGTACCAAGCAGGTCCGCCTCTCGTACAACCACCCCGTCAAGGAGCTCGTCTGGTGCCTCTCCGAGAACGATGACCAGCAGGGTCTCTGGAACTTCACCACCAAGGCTGATGACACTGAGATTGTCCTCGAGTCTGACCCCAACGCGATCGCGGCGTCTAACGCGTTCATCTCCACTTCCGCTTCCGGTGCTCCCCTCCTCAAGGTCGGCACTGACGGTGGCTCGGAGAAGTTCACGGAGGAGGCTGTCGGTACCGTCGACACCATGAAGCTCGTTCTTAACGGCCAGGACCGCTTCAAGGAGCAGTCCGGTAAGTACTTCAACCAGGTCCAGGCGTACAACCACCACTCCGGCTCCCCCTACGCCGGTGTGTACTCGTACTCCTTCGCGCTCAAGCCCGAGGAGCACCAGCCTACCGGCACGTGCAACTTCTCGCGTATCGATAACGCCCAGGTTGCGATCAAGACTACCGCCGGTAACGACAACGCGACCAACCTTAACATGTTCGCGGTCAACTACAACGTCCTCCGCATCCAGTCGGGTATGGGTGGCCTCGCCTTCTCCAACTAAGCATTCAGTCTTAGTTTTCTAAAAAATATTTGTATTTCAATTTTAAAATGCACAACCATGCTATTTAAAACTGAATTTGTTATTTATTTGTTTATTCAAAGCTGACCGAGCAGTCAAACGAATTACACCGTCCTCGTCCAATCATATCATACACGACTTCCCCATCGACGATCTCCTCTTCGATAAGTAATTCCTTGAGTTCCTCGAGTGTGT